TAGCCAGTGATCTCTATGATGTCTTCAGTAATGTCTCCAGCATTGTCTATCGCTGCCCGCAGGATGGTCAGGTCATGCAGAACCTTGTGCTGAAAGTTGAAATAGGGTGCAACTTGCTGATCTTCGGCAAGCACTCTTGGCAACGGAACTATAAACGGATCTGTCATATCCCCAGTGAAATATCCGCATTGGCATCGATCAGTGAAAACGGTGTCGGTTCAGAATAGATCAACTCATAGATACGCTGGAATGCACTGCCCTGGTTAAACAGGATCACCGTCTTGTGATAGTCGCCGCCAACACCCAGGTCATGCCATTCCTCTGCCGAATATGTCCTGCCGCCATCATCCGAAAAACGGATCATCATCTTGGGATCGGAACCCTGACCGCTTGCGATACCTTCACCGGTCTGCACCACAAACTCGACCCTGTCGAAAAATATCTCTTTGCCCGGCGCATCGTAAAGACCACCGTGAATGGTCGCGGTGCTTCGTCGACGCTGTATGACTTCGCCATTGTCGGTATATGTATCCGCATCCAGTTCGTACAGGTTGCCGTTTGAATGATCTGCGATCAGGTTCTTTCCATAAGCAAAAACGTGCGTATGACCTCGATGTCTCTGGTTATCAGTTCCAAAGCTTAGTTGAAACCAGGAGTTCGACGGTTCATGGTAAAGCCAGGTGCGATCCGCCGATGGAAATGTCAACTGGTAGAAATTCGTTTGATCAATAGTGAACGCATAGCCAATAGCATTATCTACTCGAGAATATTTTGTCCACTCAGCACCCAGTGCCGGGTTGCCGATATTCGACACCTGTAGTCCGAACATTCGCCTCGGAATACGCTGATCATCCAGGAAATACAGAAACTCGTCTGTCTCAGTCAGTGACCACTTCGCACCCAGTCCGTAAGTCCTGGACGCACCCTGTACCTTGTCAAATGGCGGCGACCCAACACCGGAGTTCCACCACGATTCAATGCCTTCAGTGCCAAAGAAGTACACCATTTCGTTATAGACTTTGATCCGCGATATATCGTCCGGGTGTGACTGAGCTTCCGCGAAATCCAGTGAATTAACAAAGTCATCAGCAGTCAGTGCGCCGGTCAGTTGCGATGTTACGAACTCACCCAACACCGGATTTTCATCGTCGTTGTGATCCAGAATAAACTGGGCGTTCATGTAATCAACCGTGGTCGGTTTCTTTACACTGGTATCAGTAACAATCTCAAGCGTATCTGTCGATGCGGTGTACAGATATGGGGTATTGCCGGTTGCGATGAACATCTGATCACCGTTATCGGCCATATCGCATATCCCCTGACCCGCTACTTCGCCCTTGTTCGACGCAACACCATTCTCATCGATTGACAACAGGGATTCGCCAAATATTTCATATGCCACACCGTCCATAACGTGACTGCCACGATTCACCCCGGTGTTATCGGAAAACAGTTTTAGCCCCGGGAATGCATGCAGCGATATGATGTTTCGAGCTTCCGGGTTTATCTCAGGGAATAATCCTTTCGATACCTGGGCCGATAGCGGCAGTGATCGGTTCTGGTAAGAGGGACCGATTAATGGGATGGGCACTCTTGGCATCAGTAATACGTCGCTTTTGGTGTCTCATAGACATTGGATGCCTGGAACTCTTTGATCATCATTATCGCACCGTCCTGGTCAATCTTGATTCTCTGATATCGATCATTCGGGATCGAGTACTCATCCTTGCGAATCCCGGCAACCAGGTACACCACGGGCGTTACCATTTCATCCGGTATATCTTCATCGTCATCCCAGGTGGTCAGACCCAACGCATTGAGCATCGCATACACTTCAACATATGCCTCGTCCAGGTCCGTTGATATCTGTGCCTGGGTCGTCTGGCCGGTGGCAATTACGCCCAGTTTCTTCAATGCCTTTTCACGAACTTGTGTCGCCGTGTAACTCATTTCTTCTTACTGACTTTCTTTTTATTTTCCGGTTTTTCAACCTTCTTTAACCAATCATTTTGACTTGCTTTTTCTGCCAGTCGATCATCCTTGATTTCGATGACATCACCAATATGCACATCTTCGACACCGTAGAAACCAGGCTTGATTGTCCTGGTATTCTCAATTTCGTTGATATGCAAATTTCCTTGTTTGTCAACATGCCTCTTTTTAGTCATGTAGGTCACTGTAGTAATACAATGTAACACTTCAAAAAATGCCATCACTATCTCCTAAAAGGGTGCGCAGGATCTTACCCGATAAAGGTCACGCAAAATTACGTTAAAGACCCCGCGCCCCAAACCTTAGCGGCAAAGATATTGGACTTGAATAGTCACAACACCCGTACCACCAGTTGCAGCAGTGACATTACACACCATTTCAATCAAGGTTTCCCTTGTGAACGTCTGCGGTCCTGTTACTTGTAAAACACCCTGTAACGGTATCAACAAGCTAACAATACGACTGGAATTTCCAGCCGTAACATCACCAACTAAAACGCCAAGATTGCCAAACCCGTCCGGGTCTGCCGCCTCAACGCCATTTCCCTGCCAACCGATATCCATATTAAGCGTTTCCGTAGAGTCGGTATCCAGGTCGGGCGCATAAATCCACCCACCTATAACCGTTGCTCCGGCCGGCACAAGACCAAACTCGTATGTGTCAGCCGCAGTCGGATTCGCCAAAATATCGATACTATTGCAAAACGCAAACACCGATCCTGCTTCATGCCCTTGACGGGCAGGAACAGAAGCAATGATTTCGGGAGATTGAAATATAGCAGCCATATCAATTCCCCTTATGCGTCAGCGACAGCAGCAAACCATCCAGTGACAATGCCATGATCTTTCTGGTCGCCGGTATCGCTTGCGCCATCAGAACCAAAGGTCATTTTCTGGATCTTAAACCACTGTCGAATTGCAACGCCCTGCTTGTCTTTGTAGTCAAAGTCTTCTTCGATTGACTGTGGACGTTTGGCGACTGCGAATGCAATAGCCTGTGCTCCACAAAGATAGCAAGCAGCAACATCAATACCACCAGAACCAGCACCGGCATCAATCGGGATATCTTCTACCTCGTAGATTGCAATGTTATCCCAAATGTAGTCAGCACCAGCAAACAGTGGATTCAGCTTGCCGCGCAGTCGCGCTTCGCGGTTTGCCTGAAGAAACGCCGAATCGAGTGCCAGATCACGGACTAGAAGTGATCCTGCAAACAACACATACGAATCAGACGTTACAAAACCCTTGCGAGGTTTCAGCGGTCTGATCTTCGGGCTTGCCGTTTTAGCAATACGCTTCATCAGCGACAATGCGGCTGACGTTAATTTGTCTGCCGTATTGTCCAGCGTTGCCAGCGCGACCGAGTGATCTACGTTGTAATTTGAATTCAACTTACCGAAAAGAACTCGATCAACATTGTCAACTGCCCAAATGTCTTTGTTGGCTTCAGTTGCGGCTCCGTAAGCCACATTCAGGATTGCGCCAAGAGCGTCAATCGTATCATCACGATTTAACTCCATGCTCCAATCAAGCAATGCGTCTTTTGCCGCCATTCGTAGAGGAATGGAACTGAACTGATCCTCAAGAACAGGCACGACAACAGCGTTGCGTTTCTGGTCAATAATCACTCTTAGGCTACGTGAAACCAAAGATTCCTCGTTGCCCTCCAGTGTATTGCTACCAGTAACACCTCCGCCACTAAGCTTGTTCACCAGCGAATAAGTAACACTGTCACCCGGCTTCTTGCTCAGATCTTCTTTGACCTGGATAACCGAATTAGTCGCTGTACCGTGAAACGGTTTGAAAATACTCGCGTTCAATGCCTCCATGTAGAACTCTGCGTCCCACTGTTGGACTGTTAAGCCAGTCGCGGCACTTGTATTTGCCATAATTATTCCTTAAGAGTTATATAACTCATCTGCTGTTGGTGGTTCAAAACTTCCTTTGGAGCTAATGCCCCCTTTGGATGAATCTCCCACCAACGAATCGGGTACGGAGTCCAGTAGATCGCTTTTCGCCTTTCCCTCTGCTTCCATCTCTGCTTTGACTTCTGCCCTGGATTCAGCCTTAAGTCGTAATTTGTAAGCGTCAATGTCCTTCATTTCTTTAATTTCATCGTGATTTGCAACGATGTCTATAAGTTTGTGATAAGGACTGCCTGCATTAGCAAATTGTTGACCTAATTCGGGGTTGTTCTTAACAAGTGTTTCAAATACTGCAATTTTCTCGTCAAGCTTTTCCCGGCCAATTTCCCTGGCAACATAATCTTCGCTTTGGTTAAAGTTCTGGTTAGCCAACCGCTTATTAAATGAAGCAACAAGTTCCTCACGCCACTTGGTCTCGTCCTCGAACACCGATGTTGGTGGTGTCTCGTCAACTTTCTCAAGCTTTGCTTTTAACTCATCACGCTCACTTTCAGCAGCTTTCCTGCGATCACGTTCCCCATGAATAGCCGATACTGGAACCATTGTTTCACTGCCTGATGCCGGCGACACATCGTCAGACTTGGGCTTATCCTCGGTCTTTGTATCCGTTTCTGCGTCAGCAGTTTCGGTTT